AATCTCTACTGTGGCAGTCACCTGACCTCATGCCTTTCCGCTTTGCCGCCAAATATGGACTCCTCACTTACCCTCAGTGCGGCGACCTGGATCCCTGGAGTGTTAGCGACCATCTTGGACGACTTGGAGCTGAGTGTATCATTGGACGAGAAGATCACAGCGACGGAGGAGTTCATCTCCACGCTTTCTTCATGTTCGAACGGCGGTTTGAGTCACGAGATGTCCGTGTTTTCGATGTGGAAGGACGCCACCCAAATGTTGTCCGTGGCTACAGCACACCATCGAAGGGTTACGCGTATGCGACAAAGGATGGCGACGTGGTTGCAGGAGGGCTCGAGTGCCCAATCGACGGAGCTTCAGTATCTGAGGCTAGCTCGAAGTGGGCTAGAGCTATCCTGGCGGAGTCTCGAGAAGAGTTTTTTGCTATTGTCGCGGAACTGGATCCTCGGGCACTTTGCTGTTCATTCGGATCTCTTCGAGCTTATGCCGACTGGAAGTACCGACCCGTTCTCGATCAGTACGTCACTCCCGCAGGGATATCTTTCTGCACGGACGAAGTACCACAACTACACGACTGGGTACAACGAAATTTGGCGGGATCTGTTGTTGGTGAGTGACTCAATCGCCCTACGCTCCCCTCCGGGTCGCGGGGCTCTCTCGAACCTATTAGATCTCTGTCTGGGCTTTTTGCCAATTCATTGCTCGGTCACGCCTGGTCACGATCGCCCTGCGGCAAGCCTCCGGGACGCTCGGACCGCTATTTGAACAAAGCTCATGCTAACTTGTTTAGGACGACCTAGATCGTTAATCCTTATCGGTGAGACACGATTGGGCAAGACTCTTTGGGCCAGATCACTAGGCAAGCATGCCTACTTCGGGGGCCTATTCTGCTTGGATGAGTCATTGGAGGACGTCGACTATGCTGTTTTCGACGATATGCAAGGTGGGCTTGAATTTTTTCACGCCTACAAATTCTGGTTAGGTGCTCAGTCACAGTTTTACGCGACTGATAAGTACAAGGGGAAGCAACTGATTCATTGGGGGAGGCCGGCTATTTACTGCAGTAACACTACACCACTTGCAGACAAGGGTGCGGATGTTGACTGGCTGATGGGCAACTGCGATATTGTACATATCGACTCGCCTATCTTTCGTGCCAATACATAGTGGCCTCAGGTTCGAACGTGAGCGAAGACGCCGAATTCTGAGTAGAACAATCGAACAAATCAAAAATAAAAATGTCCCCAACACCCTGACGGCTAATTGCTGACAAAGATCCATCCTGGACATTGTTGCCTGACTCCTCATCGGCGTACAACAAGGTCTTGTTGACGGGTAGCCAAAGCTTATTCTTAAAATAGGAACCCTGCTGATTGCCTGACCGGAGAATACGAGTTTTATCGAAAAGAGGGGTTATACGGCTATGATCAACCTTGGCGGTAAACACACTAGCCCAATCCTTGCCAGCTTCACCGGCAAAAATCAAGGCCTCTAGAGCGTTCCTCGCAGTTGTTGAGGCAGAGCCAGAATAATCGGGTATAGCGCGTGACCATCCTTGATTACTAGTCTCCACGGCGAACCTGGATTCGAGAGGAAGGTACACAAAAATACCCTTGACACTGAAAATAATGCGCCTCCAACGCCACGCGTCAGGAGAATTCGTACGAATTGAAGCGAACTCGCGTACACCGCGAAGAAAAATCGACTTGGATGTGCGGGCGGCTTCGGAGTTGTCGATATAGGGGGTACTTGCTCGGTCACGCTGAGTGGCGCACCACAATATTGTTGAGCGACCGGCTCCATTCAAAACAGCGGGGCCAGGAATGGGAGTTTGACCGGTCCAATCAGTTGTGACGGGCATCATATTGTCCCTCTTCTTTTGGGACGTGATGTTCAGGAGTCGGCGACGTGAAGTGAGCTTTCGGACTGTCCTCGTCCGACGGTATGAGGTCTTCTTTGCGTAAGAGCGGCGGCTTGAACGCGGGGTTCTTCTTGACCCGCCGCTTCGGCGCTTGCTTGGTCTTCGACGATACATCGGTAGGGGAGTTGTTGGGAGTGGCCATTGACGAATACGCCGGGGCTAATGCCGGCTTTTATAGTTAGCTCCGTCGGACTTAGGCGTTAAGTAGCCTATCTCCGGGCTGCCTGGAGTACAAGTACTCCCACTGCCACTCTCCACAGTAGAGAATAATATTA